TTTTCCGCCTAATAACAAAGGGTCTATGCCTAATTCAAAACCCTGTCTATGCGGAATAATATGATCTATTTGCCAGCTATCTTTATACTTACCTGTTTTTGGTACCCATTCACCGGCTTCTTTCATTTCTTTAAGTGTTCGGTATGTATAATAACGAACTTGGCTACGATATAGCTTAAGGGGTTCTGTAATTGGATTCTTTGGACGCAGATTATTTAATTTGCCATCTTTATTGGGATTATTAGTAAGGAAACGCTGACGAGCTATTTCATTAGTTCCGCCTTTATTCCAACCCCAACCTTTCTTAAGTCCATTGAGGTTTTGCTTTGCCTTTTGTTCGCTTGTTAGTTTTATACCTTTATTCCAAGGATCGTATTCTCCTCTATTAAGAGGATTTTTACATTTCTGAGAACAATAATCTAGAAACCTAGGTTTAGTTATAAAACTAGATTCACAAAAAAGGCACACTTTAGTTAAACCATACTTGTTTTTCATACAAGTATTTATCTAGGTGCGCCTGTTTGTGTGTATCAGTTTGGAACTGCTACAATTTTGCGTACACCTGTTTGCGGATCAACCATTTCCTGCCAATGATAACCATATGGAGGTGCTTGAACTGTTGGTTGTACATATACTGGAGGTTGTTGTACATATACTGGAGGTTGTTCAATAACAACAGTATTTGGACGACTGAGTTCGTATCCGATAACTCCGCCTACCAATGCTGGTGCTACCCAACCCATACCATAACCGCCGCCATGATAGCAACAGCCGCCATGATATCTAAATCCTTCGTGTGCTTGGGCACATGGGCTATAGGCAAACAGGGCACTCATTGCCAAAATGCTGGCAAATACTGAACCGATTATAAGTTTACTTTTCATACTACTCTCCTTGGGCGTATACTTATATAACGCCTTAGACTAATATTTAGTTGACTTATTTGGCTTCTTTACGAGCGTTTTTAACTGCTGTAACGTCGTTGCGTGTTTCTTTACACAATTTAGCCAAATCTTGACAGTGTTTACGAACGCGAGTACCTGCGGCACCTACTTCTTTGTCGTAAAACTTTTCAAAATCTGATTCCATTGCTTCGATGATTGCAGTGAATTCTGCATATTTGTTTGTGGCCATTTAATTCTCCTTTAGGCAAGTACAGAGTACTTATCGCTAGTATACAAGGGTTAAAAATAAATGTCTACTTAATTGGCTATGACGTTTGGACTACCTGCGGTAATTGCGCCACCGTCGGTACTGTCTCCAACTCTAGCAACAGCAACTCCGCCTACGAATACATTTCCCGAGCCGGCATTTATAACTGCACTATGTGGGACACAACGATTTCCCGAATTGATAGTGTGGGGAGCAGTTGGATTTCCTTTACACTCGATAGCAATACCATTAGCAAAGACTTTGGATCCGGCGCCCGTTGGACCAACTACGGTTGTAGTTGAATTACAACCGTGTCCAGTAGTTGTAGGATCGCCTTGTCTTGCTATTGCTGGCATTATGCTAGTTTGATTCCTGTTGTTTGTTCAGTATAACGATCTGCGGCATCTTTGATAGTTGGTGCCAAAACCATTATTGTACTTCTATTTATAGTAACTTCTGCATCTGGATCCGTAGTGAATAAAAATGGTACTAGACCAATTCCATCCTTAGTTGCTGTCAAACACAAGGGCTTGCTGACCTTTACTCCCATTGGATTTTCGTCGATCAGTTTTGCCACAATCTCTTCGCCTGCTGTAGTTTTGATAGTAACTACTTCGCCAGGTGTAATTCCTTTATTGATTAACATATTATACCTTTTCGAAATGTTTTTTGAGTTCTGTGAACCCGCCAATTAATTTATCATCTAAAAATATCTGTGGTACAGTTCTGGCATTAGGTACTGCTTCTAATAGTTGTTCGCGTGTCCAATCTTTTTGAATATTGCGTTCTTCGTACTCAATACCTTTCAGTTTTAATAATGCCTTTGCTTGATCGCAATAAGGACATTGATTTTTACTCCATACAATAGCTGTCATAATATTTCCTCTTTACTTATTATAAACTAGGTAACGCATCGTAGTCAATACCTTCGCTCATCACACCAATTACATAATTAGTCGATTCCGATTCTTGCAATGCTGTCTGTTTACTGCTTGTGTTAACGTGTTTATTGAACCAAGGGATAGGTGTTGACTTTGGAGCACTTGCTTGATACTTAATACCAATATCCTTTAGTGCGGCCACTGCTGTGTAGTCCACAAAGTCTTTGAGAATGTTTGCGTTCAATCCAATAACCGGACCTTTCTTAAACAAGTAGTCGGCCCATTCTTTTTCTTCACGTACCACATCGGCATACATGGCATAGACTTCTGCTTCACATTCTTGTTTGGCATCGGCAAAACGACTGTCTTCTTTAACCACTTGATTGATCAAGTAGGCTGTCCAACCTTTGTGTAGTAATTCGTCCTGTAGGATCAAACTGATAATGTTGCCATTGCCAATAAAGATCTTATTCTCTACCATAGCCAAGCTGGTAGCAAAACTAACCATAAAGCGGAAGGCCTCAAGCGCATAACTAGCATTAAGAGCCAACCAAATAGCCTTGATGTGTGTTTGCTCATTAATCTTTTCTCCAGCTTCCTTACGACAGTTGATAACATGTAGTGCATCATAGTAGTTGCCCACACTGGATGCCATGCTAACAATCTCCTCAGTGTCATGGATAGTGTTGAATACATCCTTGGGCACGTTGTAGATGTTACGGATTATGTGACTGTAGCTCTTGCTGTGGATATTGGTTTCAAAGAAACCCCAGTTGTACATGAGAGCTTCGACTTCGGGCAAGCTACACACTGGAGTAAATACCTGTGTTGGTCCACGACCTTGAAGACTATCAAGTGCTGTTTGACGTAATAGATTTGAAGTAAAAATATGTTTAACCGCATCGCTCGCATCCTTAAAGTCATTTGCGTCTTTGGTAAGACTAATCTCTTCAGGTTGCCAGAAGAAGCCTCGGGCTGTCGCTTCAAAGTCTGCAATCTTCTTGTATTTAACCTCTTCGAATCGTTGAATGGTTACTGGACCTGCTGGATCCAGAAACATCTTTCGACTAAGGTAATCTGTCTTTGTCTGTAGGTTATATTGTGCTTGGCTCATTGTTTATTTCTCATATAAATTTGATATATCTTCGTGTGTTAATAAATGTTCATTCCACACATTTCTATTTTGTACCACTGACTCTTTTAATAGTCTCCAGGTCTTTTCCTGTGGAGTTTCTGTCCACTCAAAATGCAAACTGTTTAATGGCGGCCTGCCAGTTGTCTCATCATACAAATTACGATGCTGTATGTATCTCTTGAGCCATACACGCTTGCCACTAGTTACTCTAGTAGGCCACCAAGCAAACTTAATATTTTCCACTGGCTAGTACAATCTTGCAAATATGTTCTAGTCGTTCTATGTGTTCGTAGGCACGCCATGGGCTAGTATCAATAGCAACTACTCCATGTCCTTTGATACCTACAATATCATAAGCAATGTTACCTTGATTATCTAGTTTTAGTTTTTCAAAACACTGATCCGCCAGCTCTTGACTGATAGGAGGAACATCGGGGACATTAGGTGCTACCTTTGTATAACGATTAAGTTCTGGAAAAGCATCGCTAATAGTACTAAGATCAATACCGGCATGCATGGCCGCAATACAGTATGTAGGATGCACATGAACAATTACTCTGACGTTGTTACTGTGCTGACCCAATTCCTTCTGCAGACCAAAGTGTAGAGGAATTTCTCCACTAGGTTTGAGAGCTGAGCTGATATCAGTGTATTCCAATTCCTGCCAATTATAGCTGTTTGAACCAAAGCCGTTATCCCACTTGCCAATTTGTATTTTCTTAAATTGGTCTGGCTGTAATGTTTGTTTACGTACACCACTTGGGGTGATATAAAAATGGTCACGCCCGTGATGACGAATACTCACGTTGCCATCACGACTGGTAATCCAGTTACGTTTATAGGCTTCTTGTAATACGTTACATATGGTTTCTAACATTATAATTTACAACTTTCGCAGTCCTCTTGGTTATCGTAATCTATTGGCTCTAACATTGTAGGAGCATCTTCGGCAACAGCTTTACTACCTGCCTTGTTGATAAGACTGTAGTAGAATGTCTTTAGTCCCCATAGCTGTGCTTGCATCAAATTTCGAGCAATTAATGTAGTTGGTACTTTGCGATCTGCAAAGTGTGCCGGATTATAAAAAGTGTTGGTACTGATTGATTGATCTACATAGGCCGCTAGTACGGCCGCTGTTTTCAAATAACCATCGCAATCTTTCTGCTCCCACATCATTTGATACTTGTTCTTAAGTTTATGATATTCAGGAACCACTTGTGTAAATGATCCTGCTTTGCTTTCCTTAGTACTGATCAAACTCATGGGTAACTCAATTCCATTAGTGCTGTTTATAACAACACTACTGCTTTCGACTGGGGCAATGGCCATTAAGGTTGCATTGCGTACACCGTACTGTTTCATATTAACTCGTAGGGTTTCCCAATCAAGTTCTGGAGCAAAGTCTGCCAACTGATTGACACCGTTTGCCCGTAATTCCCAAGGGAATATGCCTTGACCGTATCGTGTATGTGTGCTATGCAGACAAGGACCACGCTCTCGGGCCAACTCAACAGTTGCTTCTGTCAAGTAATAGGCTTGATGCTCCATCCAAGATTTAACATCTTGTAGTGCATCCTTTTCTCCATACTTTAATCCACGTTTAGCATGCCAGTAGGCTAGGTTAGTAACACCAATGCCTAATGGTTGTATTTCATCGTTAGATAACTTACTCTGGATTGATAGGAAGTCTTGGTAATCTAAGATATTGCATAGGCTACGCTGTAGAATACGGCAAGCACGTCGCATATCTTCTGGATTACGGAAGGCTCCCCAGTTGATAGATCCTAGTGTACATAACGCTATGCGACCTTCGACGTCATCCAGACGTTTGAAAGATTTTGTAGGCAGTAGGATCTCACAACACAAGTTGCTTTGGTAGATGGTATGGTACTCAGGATCAAATGGTCCTTGATTCTGTACGTTGTCGATAAACACTAGATAGATACGTCCTGTGTCAGTACGTTCTTTTAGTATGCCTGACTTGAATACTTCTTCCGCACTCATGGTCTTAGTACGCAGGTCTCGACGCTTTTCATACTTGACATACAATTCTTCAAACAGTTGTGTATTTTTATAAAACGCTTCGTACAACTCAGGAACTTCGTTAGGATCAAAGAATGTTATGTCTTCTTTATTCTTAAAACGTCTCCAAAAGAACGCAGACAGGACAACACCATAGTCCATATGGCGGACGCGAGTCTCTTCCGTTCCTTGATTATTTTTAAGCACAATAAGATCATCAAACTGATGATGCCAGATAGGGTAAAAAACTGTAGCACTAGCATTACGAATGCCTCCTTGTGAACAACTTCTTAAATCTCCAAACCACTTCTTCAAAAATGGTATCATACCAGTATGCATGATTTCGCCACCGCGAATTGGGGAGCCCAATGGGCGTAGTCGACCGATTTCCAATCCAATCCCCGCACGTTTACTGGCATACTTGGCCATCATCTCCCCTGAAGCGAATATACTATCCAAATCATCATCTGAACGAATAAGTACACAGCTAGAGAACTGCTTAGTAGGAGTACCCAACCCAGCAAGTACTGGAGTAGCAAGTGTAAATAACCCGTCTGAGGCTGCGTTATAATATTCTTTAATGTATCGCATGCGAGCTGTATTTGGCTCTTCTTTGTGGAATACCGTTGCCGCCGCAATGATGTATCTGATCTGTGGAGTTTCATAAATTTCTTTAGTCGCACGATTGCGTACCAAATATTTTTCAATTAGCTGTTCAATGGCCGCGTATGAATATGTTTCATCTTTTTCATGATCCAGCATGGCATCCATTTTGTTCCAGTCGTCTTCAGTGTACCACTCTAGAAGTTCAGGTGTATACAAACCAACTTCAACATTTTTCTGTACAATAGAAAAAAGGTGTGGGACTTGATAGGAACCGTATACGTCTTTACGCAACATGCTCAGACGTTGCTTACCCGCTACATATTGATAGTTAGTGTGTCCTACATCTGGATTTGATTCAACGTCGATTAGATCTACAATAGCACGTAATGTAATACTATCAATTTCGCTAGTTGTGATACCGTCGTAGAAG